TCTTTGAATAGATGGAAATATATGATGCAAGCAGACTACTTTATCTCCAAAAATCAAGGTCACACTAAAGATGGTAAAATTTCCAAATTAGAGGCTTTTTGTGATGATTTAGAAGATACCTTAGATACTAACAATAATTCTTTTATGCATGATATTTAATAGAGCTTTAGCCAAGATTAAAGACAACATGCATAATGAAATTAACTGTATACCTTGGGGATTAGAAAGATTTGAGAATGTTGTACCTGGTATTATGCAGAAAAAATATTATTTGGTAACTGCAAATTCAGGTGTAGGCAAAACTCAGTTTACAGATTCTTACTTTATGTATAGACCAGTAGACTTTATACTTAATACTGAAACAGATATTAAGTTAAAAGTTTTCTACTATTCTCTAGAAATAGATAAAGAATCTAAAATTATACAGGGTATTGCTAAAAAGATTTATACGGATAAAGGTCTTGTTATACCCCATAACAAAATACTATCTATGAATAAACACAGAATATCTGAAGAGGAGTTTAAAATTATATCTGAAACTAAAGATTACTTTGAAAAACTCGAAGATTATGTGTATATTTATGATGATATAATTAATCCGTATGGTATTTTTAAACAGTTAGTTGACTATGCAAAAAGTCATGGTACTATACACACTAAAAAAATCACTAAAAAAGTTAAGAATGAGGTTACTGGCGTAATTGAAGAAGAAGAAATAGAGATTTTTGATTACTATGAGCCTTTTAATCCTAAAGAATATGTAATTATTATAGTAGACCACGCAGCACTACTAAATCCAGAGAAAGGTCTAAGCACTAAGCTCACCATAGAAAAACACAGTAATAATATGGTTAAGCTTAGAAATATGTTTGGATATATTCCTGTATTAGTACAACAGCAAGCTGCTGCTATGGAAGAACTAGATACTTATAAGGGTCAAACTTTAGAATCAAAACTAATACCTAGTTTATATGGCCTAGGAGAGACTAAATTAACAGGTAGGGATTGTGATATAGCATTAGGTGTTTTTAGTCCAGCTAGGTATGAATTAGACTCTTTTAGAGGATATAACATTTCTCTCTTACAGGACAACTTTCGTTCTTTGCATGTATTAAAATATCGTAGTGGTTCCCCTAATGGTGTAGTAGGTTTATATTTCAATGGCGCAGTTAATTATTTTGATGAGTTGCCAAAGCCTAAAACTCCTGAACTACAAGAGATATACAACTACATAAGAAGTAATAAACAAAATCAATAATAATTTATGAGTACACTAGTAGGCATTGTAGGCCAAAGTGGAAGTGGTAAATCTACTTCTATTGAAACACTAAACCCTAAAGAAACAGTAATTATTAATGTTTCTAACAAACCATTACCTTTTAGAGGTTGGAAATCTAATTACGTAGCTAAGAAGCTATCTGAAGGAGGTAATTATGCAGTAACAGACTCTGCTGCTACTATTATTACTGCTTTAGAATATATTAGTAAATCTAGACCTGAGATTAAGCATATTGTGATTGACGATTCTCAATATCTTATGTCTTTTGAGTTTATGGCTAAAGCTAAAGAAAAAGGCTATGATAAATTTACAAACATTGCAAAGAATACTTTTGATGTTCTAAATGTAGCTAGAAATCTTAGAGACGACTTAATTGTTTTTAGTCTTTACCATGAAGAAGAAGTATCTGATAACTTTGCTAAAAGACGGAAAATCAAGACAATAGGCAAACTTTTGGATGATAAGATTACTCTGGAAGGTCTATTTACTATTGTTCTTTTTACAGAAGTAGTAACAGGAGAAGACAACAATACTAATTACTACTTCTCTACACAAACTGATGGCTCTTCTACAGCTAAAAGTCCTAAAGGAATGTTTGAAGAAAAACTTATTCCTAATGATTTGAAAGTTGTAGCAGAATCCATTAACTCTTATTACCAATAACCCCCTTTTATTAACATTTAAACATTTAACAAATGTCTGACAAAACACAAGTTCCAGTATCTACCCGTGAATTGAAAATCTGGTATGCCATTGATGGCAAATCTGCTGATGAGATTGCAGAAATTATTTCTGAAAAGCATGGAGTAGCATGTGCTGGAGATGATGTAGTAGCACTACTCAAAGAAAGAAAAGTTCAAACTAGAGCTATTAGACGCTCTGAAAAGTCTTTTGTTTTTGTAAATCCTGATGAGCAAGCTGCTGAAGAAGCTAATCACACTAGTGATGAGCAAGCTGTAGAAGAGACTTCTTTCGTAAACTCTGCTGAAAACTCAATCTAATTTAGTAACCTCATAATCTATATTAATATATGTTTAACTTAAATGATGCATCTTTTGATGCAAAAACTGTAGCTATCTTTAACAACGGTGAAGCTGGTCTTGTTAGAAATGTAAAACTTTCTAAGATTGAACCTAAAACTGATGCTAATAGCAATGGTCCTGATTATAAGATTTTCTTCCAAGATGAAGCAGGAAATGAAATGAACATGGGCTTATGGTATCTTGACCAATCTAAAGATACCTTTGCTAAAGACCTTGAAAAGCAAGGTAAAACTCTTAAGCATTTAGTTCATTGTTTTTGTGGAGAAAACTTTAACATCCCAGCTTTTAACAGTACTAAAGAGCTGTTAGATGGATGCTTAAACTTAATCCAATCTAAAGCTGGTTCAATGATGGTAAGATTGTACTGTACTTATGGTACTACCCAGTATCCTAAGAAGTACCTTCAAGTAAGAGGTTATGTTCCTTTTATTGAGTCTGAATCTGTTCCTGTAGCAGAAACTAGACTAAAGCCTAGTAACATTGACCAACTTACTAGAATTGAAGAAGATGCACCTTCTGCTGGTTCTTACACAGCAGATAGTGATGTAATCTAAGCAAAGGTTTTGTAAATTAGGGGGCTTAAACGCCCCCTTTTTTATTATGATAAATCTTAATAAGCTTGACTACGACTTACTATCTTCAGAGCTGATATTAGAAAAAGTATCAGACTATCAAATATTTGCATATTACATACAAGGACTAGAACTAAATACATCATTTAATAGTCCTTTAAGGAATGATGATATTCCTTCTTTTAGTGTGTTTTATGCATCTAGATTGGGCAAGCTTTTGTTTAGAGATTTTGCAACTAAAGAAAAAGGTGATTGTTTTGTCTTTGTATCTAAGCTTTTTGGCTTAAACTACTATCAGAGTCTACAAAAAGTAGCTTTTGATTTTGGTTTAATAAAAGAAGGAACTAATGGTGATAGAGTAAAGAAAGAACTGCCAAAAAACAAAGAATACAAAAAATACTCTTCAACTGTACATCTAGGAATAAAAAGTATGGACTTTACACCTAAAGATTTAAGGTTTTGGTCTAGCTTTGGTATAAGCAAATCTACTTTAGAGAAATATAATGTAAGCAGTTGCTCACATATATTTATTAATGATTATATAATAAAAGTAGATAATAGCAAAAGTCCTGCTTATGCTTATCTAGAGTATAAAGATGAAAAGTATACCTACAAAATCTATCAACCTTTTGAAAAGAAAAGAAGATTTATATCCAATGTGGATAAATCTGTATGGCAAGGATGGAGACAAATGCCTGATACAGGAGAAGTCTTAATAATTACTAAGTCCTTGAAAGATGTGATGGCTATTACTGAAGTAAGTGGGATAAATTCTGTATCTTTACAAGCAGAAACCACTGAACCTAAGCCTCACATCATTAAGCAGTTAAAACAAAGATTTAGTAAAATATACTTGCTTTATGATAATGATTTTAACAAAGAAGTAAATAGAGGAAGAATATATGGAAAGGAAATAGCTTCTACTTTTAAAATCAAACAGATTGAAATACCTGATGAATATAAATCTAAAGACTTTTCTGATTTAGTTAAAAATCATGGAAAGCAAAAATCCCAACAAATTCTCATTAATCTTTTAAACCCTTAATCTTTAAAACTATGCGTAATATTCGTGTAATCTCTCCTCAATCTACCTCTGCTAGAACTTTTGAATCTGAAGCTACTAACTGGGGTGACCTTAAAGAAGAGTTATCTGGAACCTATTCAGGTATTTCAGATATGAAAGCTATTGTTAGAGAGACTAGAAATACTCTAGAATCTGATAATGCCTCTTTACCTGAAGGTAATTTTACTGTCATTCTTAGCATGAAGAAAATTGAATCTGGTAGTGGTAATCGCACTAGATACACTGATTCTCAAATCAGAGAAATTCGTACTAAGTTGATGAATCTTTTGGAAGATATTCTAGAAGATGTTAATGGTTCTATTCCAGATGAAAGTTTATCTGAAGAAGAGCTAGAAGATTTGGAAAATCTTCGTTCTGAAGGTTTGGCTTAATTTTCAGTACTCTTAAACCTAAAGAGGGTAGTCAATAGGCTACCCTCTTTTTTATTTTACATATTAAAAGCCTATGACAGAATTAGAATATGCTTTAGAGAATTTGAAACCTATTGAGGAGTTTCTTCAAGAGCACTCTTTGTTTTCTATCAAATACGAAACACTACAAGAAGATATAACTACAAAACTTATTCCTTTAGTTTTTAACAAAGAAGCAGAAGAGTTTATTATATGGCAAGCTGGGACTATACACTCCTATAATAAAGGAAGAAATGATTTGCGTATTGTAGATGGTTTTTTAGCAATTAATGGTCTTACAATAACTGATTGTTATGTTTTACCTGTTGAAGTTGAAAAAGAGTTAAGATTTAATAGAGACCTAACAAATTTTAAAGAAGACCTCTTAAGTAGTTCTTCTCTTAAAGATGACTACAATAGACTAATAGAGATAGTAAGAGCTGCTGAAGAAATTTATGGAGTAGACAAAGTAGATTTAAAATTAGATAGTGAGGAAAATATTAGTCTAATAGTACATTACCCTCAAATAGATATAGAAGATGAAAGTAGTAATACAGAAACTATTTTTGACTCCTATATATGTTACTCTTTTAGCTTGAATTATGAGGCTTTAAGATTAAGAAGTGATATAGAGATGTTTTCTTCTCATGGTACTTTTGAACAAGCTGGAGCTGGTTATATACATTCTCATGCTGGTACTAGAAGTCTTGAGAATTTCTTTTCTAAAAGAAAACTATGTCTAGGAGCTACAGATTTGCAGTGCTTAGTGGATGAGCTAAATAGTACAAGTAACCTAAATGAAGTTGAAGCAGTAGCATTTGAATCTTTATTCTATCAAGTTGATGAACTTCTAGTTTGGGAATCTGAAGAAGGAGGTCCTTATACTT